GAAGGGGACGGGGCAACCCTCCATTTCTCTCTCCCGACCCTGAGTCGTCGTGACGAAACATCGCCCGCCCCAAAGCGAACGTATGTTCGACCTCGGGGGTTCTAACCGGAATCGGGCGAGGGGTCCGCTCGTGCGGGCCCTCGGCCGCACCGTGAACGCTCTCACCGACGCCGGCGCCCTCGAGGCGGTGGACGAGCTCACCGTGGCCGGCGCCCGGGCCGCGGCGCGCCTGGCGGAGACCGCGATGGCCGACGACGACGAGTCCACGTTCACCCGGGCCCGGGCCCTGTCCGAGCTCGGCGCGTGGCATGACCGGCTCCGGCCCCTCGGCGGGGTCGGGGCCGACGCCCTGGACGCCGCCCTCGAGCTCCTCAACGCCCCCGTTCCCGAGTGACTACGTACTACGCCCTCCCCGAGCATGGCACCCGGGCCCGTTACGTCGCGGGGTGCCGCTGCTCAGCGTGCCGCGCCGCGAACGCCGCCTACATGCGAGCCTGGCGTGCGCCTCTACCTTGGAACGCATGAGCCGGGCTGGCTCGGTCGGGCCCCCGTGCCGCTCATGGTCTCCCACCGCCGCCTCGGTCGGCGCCCCTGTCACACCCGGGCCGTGGTGCCGTGGGTGCTTGACTCGGGCGGGTTCACTGAGCTGGCCATGCACGGCGAATGGATCACACCCCCCGCCGCCTACGTGGCCGCCGCCTACCACTACCGCGCCGTGCAAGGCCCGTTCGTGTGGGCCGCCCCGCAGGACTGGATGTGCGAGCCGGTAATGCTCGCACGAACCGGGCTCACCGTCACCGAGCACCAACGGCGCACCGTCGCCTCGGTCCTAGACCTACGTCACCGCGCCGCGGAGCTCCCATGGATACCCGTACTTCAAGGCTGGACACTCGACGATTACCTACGCCACGCCGACGCTTACAACGCCGCGGGGATCGACCTCGAGGCCGAGCCGACGGTGGGGCTCGGGTCCGTATGCCGCCGCCAGGCAACTACCGAGATCGCCGCGCTCGTTGGCCGCCTCTCACTGTCGTTCCGGTTGCACGGGTTCGGGGTGAAAGGCTCCGGGCTCGCCCGTTACGGGTCATGGCTAACGTCCGCCGATTCGCTCGCGTGGTCCTACGGGGCTCGCCGGAATGGAGGCAACCCGAACGGGATGGCCGACGCTCTCGCGTGGTATGGCCGCCAGACGCCCGGCGCGCGAGCGGTGCAACTGTGTCTCACCCCCTGAGTACCCTCTGCACGCCCCTGTACGCCACGGCGCGCACCCCGGGCCGACAGTCCATCGGGGGCCGCGCCGTGAACCTGGGGCGCATCCTGGGCCGCCCCCTCGACCCGTGGCAACGCGATATCGCCCTCGGGACGGGGGAGCTCACCGACACCGGGACGCTGGCCTATCCGACGGTGGTGCTCGTCGTACCGCGGCGCGCCGGGAAAACCCTCGTGGCGCTCCTCTGCTCCCTCGGGGTGATCGTCGGCGGGCCGGGCCGCCGCGCCTGGTACACGTTGCACCGACGAGAGATTGGCGCCGCGTTGTGGCGTGATGAGTTCTTCCCGATGCTCGAGGCCGCCAACCTCGCCGGCCCGTCGCACCGCCAGCTCCTCGGGGTGCGCCGTAGCAACGGGTCCGAGGCCGTGACGGTGCGCCGCCTCGGGTCCACCCTGCGCCTCTTTGCCCCTAGCGGGGAGGCGCTCCGTAGCCAGAACGCGGACGTGGTAGTGGTGGACGAAGGGCGCGAGTTCACCGCCGACGCCGGAGCGACCTTGGAGGCCGCGGTACGCCCCGCGCAGGCTCGCCGCGCCATGCGCCAGCTCTGGGTGCTCTCGTCGGCGCCTGGCCCTCGTGCGCCGGCTACGTGGCTCCGGGGCTACCGCGACACTGGCCGCGCCGCCGTGGAGGAGGGCCGCCGTGAGGGGACGTTCTACGTCGAGTTTGCCGCGCCCCGCGATCTCCCCTATGACCATCCCGATACGTGGGCCCGGGGCCATCCCGCGATCGCCGCGGGTCACATCACCCCTGAGGCGCTCGTCCCCGACCTCGAGAAGATGGACGAGGCCACGTTCCAAGCTGAATATCTGGGGTGGTGGGCGCCCGAGCATGAGCTCGGCGGGGCGATCGACCTCCCGCGGTGGAACGCCCTCACCGCCGACCTCGAGCTCGCCGGGCTCCACCCGTGGCGTATCGCCGTAGACGTCGCCCCCGACCGCTCTCGGGCCGCGATCGCTGTCGCCGCCCCGACCGCGCCGGGACGGTGCCATGTGGAGCTCGTCGCGCACGGGCCCGGGGTGACCTGGGTGATCGGCGCCGCCCTCGAGCTCGTCCACCGTCACCGCGCCCACCGCCTCGTCGTGGACACCTGGGGGCCCGTGTCGAACCTGGCCGACGAGCTCGACTTGAAGGCTCGGGGCCAGGTGGACCGCCTCGACACCCCCGAGGCCGCCCGTAGCTGCTCGACGTTCGTGGACCTCATCACCGACGGCGCCGTGTCCCATCGGGGCCAACCCGAGGTGACCGAGGCGCTCGTGGCCGCCTCTAGCCGCCGTTACGGGGAGGTGTGGCTCTGGGATCGGCGGGCCACCCCGCCCGAGGTGTGCGCCCTCACGTGGGCCGCTGCCGCCGCCGCCGCGCCCACCCCGCCCGCCGCGGTGATCGTGTCCAGCGCCCGCCAATAACGTCACGTGACGAAATCCGTAAGCGCTATCTGCCCCGGAAGTCTTGCCTCGCCAGCGTAAGGGCCACCACCGTACGTGAGCGATGGCTGTGTGGAGCCGTCGCCCCCGCGATTTGGCCGCCGCGGTGGGGGACCCCGAACCGAGCGCTCGCATCGGGGCGCAGATAGCCGACGCCATCGCCACCCGGGAAGGGATGATCGACTCACTCCCGCACACGCCGATCCCCCGGGAGCTCGCCCTCAACCTGTCGGTCGTCAACCGGGGCCGTGACCTGATCTGCGGGGTGCTCGGGGACATGCCATTCGTGCGCACCTCGACGTTCGGCGGGGAGACCCGCGAGCTCGGCGCCGGCTGGCTCGAGCATCCCGACCCGACCCGCACCCGTCAAGCGTGGACCGCGGACGTGGTGGACGACCTGATCTTCTACGGGTGGGCCGCCTGCCTGGTCACGTCGCGCGACCCGCAAGGGTTCCCGACGGCTCTCGTCCATCTGCCGTGGAACGAGCTCGCCGCCCCGGCTGGTCACCGGGCCCGCAACACCGTTCGGTACCCCGTGAACGTGGCCGCGGCGCGGGGTACCGGGCGGGCCGACTGGTGGGAGTGGCATCCCGTCGGGGCCGACGCCCGCACCTTGTTCGATCTCAACGTGATCGTGTTCGAGTCACCGTTGACCGGGGTCCTGTCCTATCCGACGCCGCTGCTCATCGCGCTCCGGTTGGACCGGGCCGCCGCCCGGTTCGCGGCGTCCACCGTCCCGATCGGCTGGCTCGAGCAGGTCCCCGGCTCGGCGCCGTTGTCGGCGGTGGAATGGGCCGCTCTGGCCCGCGCTTTTGCTGATGCTCGGGAGGGAAACGCCATCGCCGCGCTGAACGAGGCGGTGCGTTACCACGAGAGCACTCTCGACCCGTCCCGCATGCAGCTGGTGGAGGGCCGCACCTACCAGGACGCCGCCCTGGCCCGCACCATGAACGTCCCCGCGTTTCTCGTCGGCGCCGTCACCCCCGGCGACTCGATGACCTACAAGTCCGCGCAACAGTCGAGGTGGGATCTGCTTTCGTTCGGGGTCGGGCCGTACATGACCTGTCTGGCCGAAACCCTGTCCATGAATCACGTCTCCCCGCGGGGGACCACCGTCGCCCTGGACCCGACACCGTTCCTCCGTACCGCCGAGCTCGCCGCGGTGGACGCCTCGAGCGCCGCCGCTCTCACCCCGTCGGGGGCCCCATGACCACCAGCCGCGACCGGCCCACGTTCCTCGCCCGGTTCGAGCTCACCCCTCATGAGCTCGAGCCGGACGGGGCCGACGCCGGCCCCACCGACCCGATACTGCTCGAGGTGCCCCTCGCCATCCCGTGGAACGAGGCGGTGGTGGCCAACGGGTTCGGGGACCTGGTCACGTTCGAGCCGGGATCGTTGGCGCCGCCGACCCCGGGCCATGTCAAGTTCCTCCTCGATCACCGCCCGGAGAAGCCGTTCGGGTACGGGGCCGCGTTCACCGCCACCGACGACGGGCTGTCCGCCACCATCGCCATCCCCCGCGCCGAGCTCGACGACCCCGAGGTGGCCCGCGCCGTCCGCCAGATGGGCAACGGGGTTCGTGACGCCGTGTCCGTCGGCGTGGACTACGGGGACACCACCGACACGAAGAACGACGACGGCTCCTACACGATCACCGTGCACTCGGGCCGCCTCGTGGAGCTCTCCACCGTCACCATTCCCCGGTTCGAGAACGCCCGCCACCAACCGCTAGTCGCCTCCCACGAAAGGGGCCCCGTGTCCACCATCACCGTGTCGCCCACCGACCCGAACCCGCCGCCCGACGACGACCCGCCCGACGACAGCGCGCAACGCATGGCCGCCCACACCGCGACCCTCGCCGGGCTCGGGCTCGTGGTCCGTTCCGAGCCGCACCCGTTGGCCCGGTTCGGTTCGCTCCTCGAGTACTCATACGCGCGCCACCATGGCCGCACGATCGACGGGGAACCCGTCGGGCCGCTCCCCGACCTCAAGGCCGTCTGGGTCGATCAGATCACCGGGAACAACCCCGGGGTGATGCAACCCGGCTGGCTCAACACCGTCATCGGGGTCGTGTCCACGGGCCGCCCGTTCATCACCGCGCTGGGCGGGCCGATGAACCCCGGCCCGACCGGGCTCCAGATCAACTGGCCTTACTACGACGGGGACCTCATGACCCTCGTCGGCAACCAGGTCGCGCAGAAGACCGAAATCACCTCGGTACGGGTGGACATCAAAACCGCGGCGCAGGCCCTCCTCACATTCGCCGGGGGTTCCGATCTCAGCTACCAGCTCATCCTCCGCTCGACGCCCGCCTACCAACAGCTCTACGAGGGGATGCTGGCGCAAGCCTACGCGATGGTGACTGACAACTTCGCGGTGGACGCCGCGGTGGCCGCCTCCACCTCGGACGTGACCCTCGACCCGGCCACCGCCACCCCCGCCGCGGTCGCCGCCGCCCTGTTCCAAGCCTCGAGCATCGTGCAACGGGCCACGGGGGCGCCCGCCACGGTGGTCGCCGCCGCCGATGACGTCTACGGCAAACTGGCCGCCGCCGTGTTCACGATGGCCGCCGCCCCGACCGGCAACGTCGGTGGGGCCGCCGCATCGGCGTCGGGGCTCTCCGTGTCACTGGCCGGGTTCTCGATCGTGAACGTCCCCGGGCTGGCCCCCGGGCTCGCTGTCGTCACGAACCGCCAAGCCGGCGCGTTCTTGGAGGATGGGCCGCGCACCGTCACCGCCGAGGACGTCCCCAAGCTCGGACGGGACGTGGCCATCTGGGGGCTCGGGAACTGGGCGACGTTCACCGCCAAGGGGATCGTGGTGTTGGCCGCCACCCCGCCCGTCGCCGCCCGCAAGGCCAACGCCAAGTCCAAGGACGAGTAGCACCGCGGTGGCGTGGCTCACCACGAGCGACGTGATGGTGGCGGCGGGGTTGGACCCCGCCGCGCCCATCGACGTCGAATGGCTCGAGGAGGTCACCGCCGCCGCCGAGGACTGGGCCCGCGAGCAACGCCGCGCCGCGGGCTACGGGGACGATCCCGACCCGCTCGCGCCGGCCCCCTCGCCCCGGGTGAAAGCGGGGACGGTGCTCTACGCCCTCGACGCCTACCGTTCCCGGGGCACCTACGGGGGAGCCGCCGCGTTCGACGGGCTCGGCGCCGTTGACCTCCCCGCCCCCGTCTACGCCAAGGTGCTCGGCTACCTCGGGATACCGCGGGCCACGGTGGACGCCCCCGACTGGTACGCCCCCACCGACGAGCTCGCCACCTACCGCCGACGGCGGGCCGTATGGCCATGAACGCCAACCGTCGCGCCATCGCCGCCGCGCTCGCCGCCGTCATGGAACCCGAGGGGTGGCGAGTCTCGATCGACCCGCGCAGCGTGAACCCGCCCTGCGTGCTCGTCGGCGCCCCCGACGCGCTCGACCCGGGCCCCTGCGGCTGGTCCGGGATGGTCCCCATCTGGGTCCTGGTCCCCGGCCCCGGAAACCTCGACGCTCTCGACGCCCTCCTCGACGGGCTCGAGCTGGCCCGCACCGCCGCCCGGGTGACGATCACCGAACCGGCCCGGGCCGACACCTACTACACCGACCCGACGGGCGACACGGGGCTACCCGGCTACGTGTACGGCGCCGTACTGACCTCTTAGAAAGGAACCCCGCATGGCAGTAGCCCCGACCACCATCTACACCACCATGAGTGGCGCGCAGCTCGTCTC